CCTAGTATAACTCCCTCCAAAGATAGCTTGGCGAGGGTCGATCAACGCCTGCTCTGCCGCTGTGATTGGCTGATCATTAACACCAGTAGCTACGGCATTCGGATTTAGGAGCCTACCGAATGTGCTATCAATATCCCTGATGCCTACCCGTATGGTTTCTTTTCTTTGAGCATCAGCAGCCCGTCTCTCGTCATCCTGCTTCTTCTGATACTTAAGCTGTTTGTTTTCACCAATCATATTATTATCTCCTATTTATTATTAAAAAAATTAACCCTTTTCACCAGTGGTGTAGTGCTTCTGTATTCTACTGATCTTAGCAAACTCATGACCTACGCTAACAAATCTAAATGCTGTGTGAGTAGCTTTGCCGATCAAAGGGATCTTATTCATCCTGTGCGTTGAGCCATCTATCGTGCATACATGCCTCTGCTTAGTCAGGTCTGCTGGGTGCTGTAGAATATACACCTCCCATTTACCTTCACACGTAACATCAACACCACTCTCATACTTAAACCTAGAGGCATCTGATGAATCAAAGAATGGGGTGATGATGTCAGCCTGTGAGTTTAAACCCAGCCCATCTCCATCAGGGAAGTTCCTGTCACCGTACTGAGTCTCTGAGCATACGCCTGTGCCACTCTGTGAGCCTCCAAGCTGATAGACTGTATCACCTGACCGAACAATGATACGAAGCTCACGTTGATCAAATACATCAACCTTGAATCCTATGTTAGTCTTAGTCCATCCTGATATCTTATTACCGGGAAAGTAATTGAAAATGTAAGCCTCTTCACCGATTGCTAGGTAATACCTGTCAGTCAATGGGTCAAGAACTGCTAGGGATGTTCTGGTTGCTATCTTCTCGTTGAGAACTAGTTCCTGAATGATAGGGTCAATCGCTGTGCCAATGTCATTCACGCTTGCGAGGTTTGACGAGTCACGTCCTCTGAGTGATCTAATACCAGTTCTACCTAGAAAGGCTGTGTCGTTACCGAAGCCTAGCACTGACCCTGCTGAGACTGTTCCACTATTGGGAATGATCTGAACCTTTGCTTGCAAGTCTGGATCAGGGTCTAAGTCCCATATCTGAATTGAGTTACGAGAAAGGATAGCGTAGTTCTTAAAATAGGGAGCCATTGCACGAAGGGTATCCGTTGCACTCTCATGACTTGCCATGTTGATGATGAACTCGCCTGCTGCTGCTGAGGTTGGTGGGGTTGCTGTTGGATCTGCTGCCGACTGATCATAATCAAGAGGATCATTCAAATGAGAGCCAATCAACTGAGTGCTCGATAAGACATTCATCTTTGACTCAGCGGTGAAGGCATATGCCCCCGGTTGAAATTCAGTCTGCGCGGTATGTACTGTGCCACCCGCTAAAGTGGCTATGTCCACAGCTACGACCATTCCTGTCGCTAGTGCTGTTAAGACTTTTCCATTAGCTACGATACCCGGCGCTGATGCTGAAATTATTACCCTACCTGCAAGGGATGTTGCTCGGTAATTCGGGATAGTAGGATTCGTGTTGATCGCATCGCGCACGTCCTTAGCTGTCTGTGTGACATCTGTATTGAAAGGGATATTGCCTAGAACTAAATCAACACTGTCTACTCGTATCTGATTCACCTCTCCACCTGTGCCCGATAAAACAAAGCTTCCGACTGCTGACTTGTCTGGTAGGGCTACGACTTCATCTGTATCATAGAAGTGAACAATCTTACCTGTGTCATATACTGCGATCACGTAGATCAATCCTGCAAATAAAGTGGTATGAAGCACCTGTGTCATCGTGCCTCCTGATGCTGGGGTGAGCTGGATATACTCTACCTTCTGCGGCATAGTGCCGGGGTTAGCTACGCTGCCAAATACGAAGGTGATGTCATCTACCACCCTCATGCCATGCGTGTTCCCTGTTGGCAACTTAAAGGCTTTACGCCATGCTTCATGCTTCTCTAGCTCACCACCCTGATTGATGACACAGTTATCACCCTGAATCACAGCACCCGGCTTGATTGATTCATTCATGTTCCGAGCATCTATGCCCAGCTTGAAGTCTTCTATGAGTAGAGTTGGCATTAGATTACAGTCCCTGGCCCGTATGCAAATTTCTGATTCTTAAGGAAGCGTCTCTCGCTATAAGGATCACTAGGTCTATCGGTTCCCATTTTAATAGGCATTACCTTTTTCAAGTTACCGATGATATTCATTTTGTATTGCTCATACCTCTGATTCAGTTTACCGAACCTTGGGTTGTCACTAGGCATCAATGCTACTGCTGCACCTAACTCTATAAGGGTTGCATCAAGCGAGCACCTGTCAGCGTTCTCAGTCATCTCATTCAGCTTCTTGATACCACGTATGCGGATGAAGTTATTACCGTCTGGATTCCTATTAGGGACGTATGTCTCTTGAACAGGGTTCAACCCACTAGAGGCATAGATGTTACCATTGTTCGCAGGCGTAGGCCATACTTCAAACTGATCTTCATCAGTGGCATCATCAAAGTGAAAGTCATACTTACGCAAAGGGTCTGACTGCTGCCCTCTATCACTGTCGATAGCTGTAAGCTCATTGTGATCAATACCAAAATCCATAGGGTAATATATAGTGTTAAACTTATACTCCCATTGATAGGTTCGATCCACATCAAGATCAGCAGGGAAGTCATAATACCGACTCCCCTGCTTGACCGCAATGTATCTGTAGACCTTGAGGTGATCCCAATCGTTGTCTACCCATAATTCACTCTCTACATCATTAAGGGTTTCGGCGTATATCTCCTGTGTCTCGGCATTATGATTCGGGTCAAGAGCTTCGCCTAGTTTTACGCGAAGTCCTTTACGGAGTTTTTCAAGTGTTTTACGCCTAGCCATGATTGGTAGTTATTATGATTTTAATGCTGATGCAGAAGTAGAGGACTTCTTATTATCCTCGATTATCTTCTGCGTTTCTTCTTCTGAAATTTCGGCAGGATTGCCGTCTACTGCTGTGACATTACCAGACTCACGCTTAACCTTGGGGGCTAGTGCAGGAGTGATGCCAATGTCTGCGAACTTCTTAGGTAGGACAGGTGAGTGACCGGGGAACGAGTCTTCAACGGGCTTCTTAACGGCCTTCTGATAACGTCCTACTAGTCGAGCTTTCTCACCCATATCAGTTACGAATACCTTCTTAGTCAGAACGATGTCTAATAGACACGCGCTGCCATGAATTACTTTAAGGATAACCGCTTCAGGCACTGTAATATTGTGCTTCAAGACTTGGTTATCTGTGTTCTCATCGAGTGCTACCATGCATGAAATAGTTTCCATGTTGGGCTCTTCTTGCTCTTCTTGCTTTTGTTGCTTTTGTTGCTTTGTTTTTTTATCGGACATGATGTTTTATTGTTTTGATTTAATATTGGTTAATGAAAAGACCGACCCGAGGGGAATATACCCCCCGAGTCAATCGAATTACTTAGAGGATTTGAAGAACCGCGTGGCGATTGAATGAGTTCGCTGTAATAGCTCCACTCCAAGTGATGCCCTTATTGAGAACATACTGATTCTCAGGACGCGCTGGGGAGTGAACCTTGAAGTCGTCACCCTTAAGAGGACGTAACTTCAGATTGCGCTCGTCGATCAAGTAAGCGTACTTAGTACGGTTTACTCCACCGATAGTGCCATCCATTGTAGGATCATACATGAAGTCAACATCCTTCCAGCGGATACCGCCTACAGAGATGTCCTGACCCTTGCTGAATCCAGTCAACGAGTAGTTACCATTGGCGCGGATTTCACGCTCCATTGCTTCGAGGAAGTCCGATCCGCAACATGCGAAGGAAGGACGACCACCGAAACGGCGTAACTGACGCATTTCCTTCTGGATCTCAGTTAAGAGAAGACCACCATCAGCGACACCGGAAGTGATCGCAGTAGCACCATTGGCAGCTGTGCGAGCACGATTACGCCAATAAGGGAAGAGTGCGCGGTCAATACCGGCGATAACTCCTACGGATGGATTGTCAGTGATCAGACCAGTGATACCGAGGATGTCAGTAGCTGAGCCAGTGCCATCTTCAAACAACTGAGTGTTGAGTGAGTCTAACATGCCTTCAGTAAGGTCATCCATCTTGTCCACGAGTAGATCGGTCAAACGGTGGATGTCAGAATCAGAAGCAGCGTGTGCCTTGATACCTGCCATGTCGTCATCAACGATGAACCCTGACTGTTTCAGTTCAGTTACAGTCAACTGAATACCTGCATGGTATTCGCGCCAAGTGTAAGCGGCCTGCTTCATTCGGTTTGTGTCACCGTAAGTTACCGTGTCCGTATTAGTGAACGAAGTGAAGGCGATCTGGAAATCACCACCCTTGACTTGTTCCGTAATAGTATCACGTGATCCTACGAATGGTTTCTGCTTACTGCGTAAACGTGCTAAAAGTGGGGTTTCTGCTTACTGCGTAAACGTGCTAAAAGTGGGCGTTCTTGAATAGACGATTCAAACGCTTTACCCCTAACATGATTATTCAGTACGGCTGTTTGTATATTTGTGAGCTTTTGCCCTGCTAATGCTGCCATAATCTTATGTTGTTTTTATGTTTTAGTGAATGGATCATAGTATCGACTTAATTGTAGCGTAAACATCATCATATGTGTTCTCACCTTTATACTGTCGAGTTTCTGACCCGTTGGGTTTTTTGGTGTCACCATTGACTCTCTTGACGGTCTTCGTTTTCTTGGGAGATAGATTTTTATACCTACCCTTTACCGTTTTATAAATGTCATCCATAAAGGCATTAACATCTTTTGCGGCTGGGTATCCATCTCTCTTAAGAATGAAGCTCATCCGTTCGAGCATTGGTTCTTCCAATAGCTTGAAATCAGGATCTTGACTTCGTTTGTTGGCTTCCCATTTTTCAGTCACCTCCATAGACTCGCGAACCTGTGCTTGTGCAGCATCGGCCTTTGTGTCTGCTTTGGTATTCTTACCTGAGTCTTCAAGCTGTGAAATCTTCGCCTGTAACTGTGACATCTCAATCGCTTGCTCTTTAGTCATCTCGCCATCTTCTACCTGCTGATTCAGCTCTGGTGAAAGGGTGCGACCTGACTTCTGTAACAATGTTTGAAGTGTCGGTGTCATGTGCTTGATTGCGGCTTCAGGGTCTGTGCCTGCTAGGGCTACGAACTCTGAAAGGAACTCCATTGTCTTCTCACCCATGTTGTCGAATATATCGACCTTGGATTGAACGGACTCTAGTTGTTCCTCTGCTTTTACTGCTCGTTCATTTGCTTCCTTTTCTTTAGCGATTCTGCGCTTCCAAGCTGGATGCTCATGGAACTCTGTTGGGATGTCATCATCGTCGTCGTCCTCTTCCTCGGTGTTTTCAGTTTCCTCTGCGTCTTCAGTTTCTTCATTATCCTCATCGGACTCAGAGTCATCTTCAGTTTCCTCGGTATCGGATTCTTCCTCCTGATCGGAGCCTTCCACTCCTGCGTCATCCTCTGAATCGTTATTAAGCTCTGCTGTGACAATATCAAGAGGGCTTAACTCGTTTTCATTAGATGCTTCCTCTGATGACGTATCAGTGGCGTTATCGTCTGATTCTGTTGCGGGTGACGAATCCCCGCTAGCGTCTAGGTTTTTGTTGGGCATGATTTCTTTTGGTTTAGTTTAGAAAAAGTTATATTAGGCTAGTGATCCGTTTCCTGCCTGTTGGGGTGAAGGTAGAGCTTGCCGTCCACCTTGCATGTTTGGATTCGCTGCTGGGTCAGCAGTAGCCATCTGAGCGTTCTGGTTTTGTGCAACCATGCTCGGTAAGCCATCCTCGAAGTAGTCATCAATGTTCTTCTTTGAATCCAGTTCATCAAGTAAGTCCTTAGCAAATGCTTTAGGTTTGAAGCCTGGGATCTGTAGAATGAACTGACTGACACGCTCTAGCTTGCCAAGTTCGGCAGCAGCATTGCGCTTACCGGATGAACCACCTAAGATGCCTAACTCAAGCTCTTCTTGAATATCGCTATTAGTAAGCTCAGGCCATACAGCACCTACGCCTACTATGCGTTTCATTTGCTCAAGTGACATTTCACGAAGCATGATTTCACCGCATCCACGGAAGATTTCGCTAAGGAAGTCATCAAGCTCATCAGTGTGAGATTCTATAGTCGCTGAGCTAGCTGATTGCGCTACGCTTGTCTGAGTGGCTGATACGCCTGCGTTAGTGCCACCTCTAGCAGCTTCAGATTGTCCTGTGACCTGAGTAACATCCTCTTGGAATTGGTTAGTCTGGTATAGATTCTGATCGACTCCTATAGTCGGGATAGGCTGTAGAACATCTTGAATCTTCTGACTACCTTGCAGTCCTTGCAATTGAAGGATGGCATTAGCTGGATGATTCGCTAGCTGCTCAAGATCCTCCTGAGATAACATTCCTTTGCCAACACCATACTTAGGGCGTGATGCTAGTCGATGTTCACGGAAACCCTGACGAGCCGAGTTGATCTCGTTCTGCATTGGGGTGATCAATTGAATATCAGATGAACCGTAGATTGAGTTTTGATTCTCAATATCATTCGGTGCTAATACGTAGATAGGCCAAAACCGTTGAAGGGTAACATTAGGTGGGGCTGGCTCTGAAAGGAAGTCATGGAAGCCGGGGGTGATGTCATAGACAAGCCCTGTGATCTTATGATAGATCCGATACACCTTGATATACTCCTGCGCCTTAGCACCTGTTGCAGTCTCGTCTTCAGCATCATCACGCTGCTTAGAGAATACCTCTGCTCCTGCTTCACCTATGTCCATCTTGTAGACAGTAGATGCCTTCAGTGGTGACATGAGTATCTTTTTGCAAATCCAGTCTGCTCCAACGAAGCCTTTGATCTGTGTGCAATTAGGATCAATAATAATCGAGTTAGATGCGGGGAAGCCAAAGGTAAGTCCTTCACGCAATGTGATCTCTTCCTGTGCTTCTAATGCCTTCAGTGCTAAGCGTAGCTCTTCAAGTTCTGAGTCTCCCTCATGAATGTTCTCACCCTCTGACACCTCTTTAGTGAGATGCTCGATATGTGCTATGCGCTGGCGGTGGTCATCAATATCTGATTGGATACTGATGTCATCACCTACCATATCACGTTGAAAGTCTAGTTCGACATAGCCTACGAAATTGGTGATCGTGCGCTTAACTGTCTTCTTGAGTTGGTCTTTGAAAGGTGGGTCACATTCCTTCATGAAATATGTGCAACCAAGTTCCATAGTCTTACCTATGCGCTTGATTACATTCTCTCTTGAGCGACCACGCTCATAGTCTTGAAGTAGTTCTGTGGTTCCAGGCTGAGGTGGACGACCTTCTTGCTGTGCAGTTACAAACTCAGTGACTGCCTGCTGAATGGTATCTGGATTACCATCATATATCTCATAACGCATACGATCTTTAGGCTTAGCCTCGATAGTAGGATTACGTGCATAAAGCTCAGATGTCTTTGAGTGAACGTGACGTTGGCAAATATTAGACACATAGAAGTTACGAGGGGTTCTCTCGTTGCGGCCATGCTTGACGATATACTCATTGCGCTCCATCTGTGCAAAGTCATCAGCGAAATACAGTTCGGCATTCTCTACATCATCTAGGAGTGATTGGACAAAGTTCTTACGTTGATCAGGGACATCATTATAGTCACTGTTCGTCTTCTTGGAATCCTTATCAATGCCAATCATTAAATTGGAATCATCTACCCGTTCATTTTCTATAGGTTCATTCATACTTAAAATCCTGCTGACATCGTTGTAAGTTCTTTAGATCGCTCGTCTGCCTTGATCTGCTGCTTCATAGCTCCAAAAGTTCCTGCTTTAAATTTAGACTTATTGTTACCTGTTCGATCACTGTTGATCATGCTCTTGAGCTGCATACCTAATAATGAGATAGCATCCACAAAGTCATCGAATCTAGATCCACCACCGAAGCGTAAGACCTGACTGACTGCCGGAACGAACCATGTAGCATCACAAGGGAAGTAAACCTTACCCATTGCCATGTAGCCCTTAATAGACTGTGCGCGTGACTGCTTATCCTGCATGACGGTAACTTCCTCAATAGGGCAGTAGACTTCCTCTTGCTCCATACGCTTCATGAGGAATGGCTTGATCGACTTAGATATGTGACCTGACTCCATCCACCATGTAAGGGGATTCCATTGACGCATAAGTTCAAGCTGGGCTTCAACAATCCTGTCAGCTTCCATCTTATTCCACCAGCAATCGAGTAGCCATATATTGCCATGCTCATCGACACCGGCTATGATCATGCAAGAGAAATCATTGTGCTGCTTAGTTGCGACAGCGTAATCAGCGGCTGCATAAATTCGTAGATTCTTAGGTGCAGTCCCGTTCTTATACTCCTTGATATGTTCCTTCTTGAAAAAGACACCATCATCAGGGGTAGGGTTCTGCTGTTGAAGGCAAGCGAATGAACGAGGGTCTTGCCTACGTAAACCCTTAAGGTATTCTGCTGAGAACCGTTCAGGCCACAATGCCTCATCCTTCTTGCGACCCATTGGATCTTTTTCTTCATCTTCACATAGGGCTGAAATTTTAATCACTCTCCACTTCTTCGATTCGATAGGATCGTAGTTAGGTGATTCAGGATCGGTTATACGTCCAATGATGTCATTATCACCCCATCGGGTCATGATGATGATTACGGCTGACTTGTCATCCATTAGACGGGTCATAGCGACCTTATTGAACCACTGCCAGCAAGCTTCCATAGTGGAGGCTGATCGTGACTCTTCATCATCCTTGATCAAGTCATCGACGATAAGTAAATGAGCACCCTTACCGGAAAGAGGCCCACCTCTACCAACGAAGACACCAACACCACCTTGCTCAGTCTGAACACGGTCTTTAGCACAACCACTCTTACGGAGCTTAACATCAGGAAAGACCTTATGATAACGCGCACTTTTCATCGTGTGGTTCACATCCTCACCGCATTCCTTAGATAAGTCTAATCCGTAGGTCGCATAAGCAACGTGGTTGTATGGAAATCTACCAAGGTAATAAGGGATAAACTTCTTGGCTGCTGTCTCAGTCTTACCACAGCGAGGGGGGATGCTTATGATGATCCGCTTATCATTACCCTCTGCGATGCTTTGGGCTGCATCTATTAGAACCTTATGGAAGTCCTTAACGGTGTAGGCACTCTTAGTGAAGTCGCTATCATCCTTGCGGTCAGGATGCATGAGTTGTAGAGTTGTATGAACGGAAGAAACTCTTTGGAAGCCTGTTGGACTACCTGAGCATTCTTAAGCTTCTTAAGTTTTACCTTAAGTTCTGCTTTCTTTTCCGCTAATGCTACCATTATGTTTTTCTTGAAATTATTTAAACCGAACAGCCTTAACTCGTAGCAGTTCAATTTCTGCTTCGATCTTCCTGCGCTTGGCTCGGTTGATTAAAATATTAGACCACACTAGGACTATGGCTGATGCGCCTGTTATCCATGCGAGGTAGGGATTATCAGCAGCAACGCTTACACCGGTAGCGATTACAGTAATTACATATACTGATGCTTGGCTTACCGCGTCTGCTTTAGATTGTGGGATCATCATAAGTTTTTAATAGCTCTACTTCCGTCCACCTGGGGTGAAGTAAAACCCGAGTATCATGTTTAGTGAGATGAAGTTTAACGCCGCTAGATGCCCAAGCGTGAGCGATATAGGCTTATCACTTCTTGGTATCTCGACAAAGCCAAAGAGTATCGAGAATGAATTGCTTTCCCCTGCTCCAGCTCTTGCGACCGAGGGGAGGGTGTAGAATGGGAGATCGGCACAGATGACACAATGGATCGTGCAGACCGAGAGTGTGAGCACCCCGATAAGAGCAAGCATCCTGCGAGTGTGACGAGTGAATAGGCCGCCCTCACTCTCAGGGGTGAGCGCTGCTTGATAGTCAATAATCTGCTGTGCATTGTCGAACCCTGATAGTAGTTTACGTTTTTCCTTTAGTTCATTTGCTGCGGCTCGGCTATCAAGCACCCCCGCCCCCATTTTCATAATGGAGCCTAGACCCATAGCACCGCCACCGGTGAATAAAGTTAGGAGCAATTCGAACATCAGTTTATAAGGTCTTAGCCTTCCAGTCAGTTCCAGTTGGGATCATGTAATCCACTTGATGCTGAGTATCTATGCTTCGTCGTGCGATGCCATTCATGGTAGCTGCGTCTGCTGCTTGAATCTGAGTGACACCAGATGCACCGTTGAATACCACTTGAACGTTCTCTGCGCTAGACTGTGCAGGAAGGTCGATGAAGACTGGCCCTGCTACGGATGCAACTGCTGAGATGCTATGCAAGAATGATAACGCGCTAGTGGCTACAGTTCCTTGTGATGCGCGAGATGACCGACCTGCTTCACTTGCTTGAGAAGAGATTGATGCAACTGATCCATATGATGCTGCACCAGCCACTGTTCCCTGTGATGATTCTGTTGCAAACGAGAAGCGTTGAGCGACACTAGGCTGACTTCCGATAGTACCAGATGATGCACCTGCTGCTACGGCTGCGACTGATGCTACCGATGCCTGACTTGCCATGAAGTCTGCTGGGACAACAACAACTGTTTCCTCGTCACCTGTTAAGGTAGTGCGTGGCTGCGTGATAGTCTTGCGGTTCTCAGTGTCGAAGTGATTTCCTGCTACGTTTTTTCTGTTATTCATTTTACTGTTTTCCTTTTGGGTTTAATTTTAGATTTATTTGTTAAGAGACTGTTATTTCAGAGCCAATCAAGCCACCGGCCATTATAGCACCTTCGTTAAGGATCGTTGCAGCGATGGCTATATTAGAAATCAATGTGTCGCTCGTTTGCTTAGTTCTTCACCAATGGTGGGCGTTAGCTGATCATTGCAAACTAGTATGCGAGCGTCGAAAGTATCTCCACCCATACCGCTTACTGTGCCAGTTCCAGCACCGTCAGACTTCTGAGGCTCAGATGAGCAAGGGAAAACTATTGTTTGCGCTGTGTGAAAATACTTAGCGTAAAGAGAGATTGACCCGTAACCGTCTGAATTGCTTGAATTACTCAAGAGATCGCGACCACGTATAGCTATTTCACCGTCAAAATCTTCAAAGATAGAATTGTATAATTCAGCTCCATCAGAAACAACTAAACCCTCGCGCAAGCCCCGAGAGTCTGAATGCTTCTTAAATCTATTAGTATAAAACTTACCGTGATTTTCGCCAGACTGCGATGCCAAGCCGACTGCAGTATGAGAAACGTTAGTGTACTCAACTCCTAATTCAACCACGCTGCGATTAGCCCACCAAAATACCAAGCTGGAATCCGAGAAACGGCAGGCCGTGTCGAATGTCACTAAGTCTAGCTTAGAGGCTCCTATATTAACGGTGCTATATAGGCCATCTAATTTAAAATCTAAAACACCCGAAAGAAACTCTACACCAGTGGTCGAATCGCCGCGCCCGAATGTCAACCGCCCGACCTCGCCGCTTATAATCACTGTGCCTTTTTCAATATGGCAATGTGCATTAGGAGATGTGCCGAAACATTTAAAGTTTGAACAAGCATTCACATAGACGCTACCTGTAAAATTGATCAGGTGGACAACGCCAGTCATCGTAATATCAGTAATATTGCCGGTGATTGATGAAGCCCCGCCAAGCGTCTCTAGGATAGAACCTGTGAGCGAATGTATATGGCCTGTCCACGTAGCATTATTCGTTAGCCGTATGCCTGAAGGGCTATTATCTTTTATGTGCTCAAGTGTGGTGGTTATGGTTCCGGTATTTGCAGACCCGATAAAGCGACTTGCTGCGGTGATCTCAAGGTTTTTGAAATGATTATTACGGCATGTTTTAAACATCTCGCTACCGCTTGTAACTAGGTGAGGCTTATTCGCACCGAGTCCGTAAACGCTAATGTCTTTAGCATTCGTTTCTGTGTCAGGGTTATATACCCTAGAGCCTAAATCATAGTTCACGGTAGAAGGTAGTAAACCGATACCGAAAGGAACACCTGTCGCTCCTGTCTTAGCAACCTGCCAAGCGAAGTCAAAGGCGTCACCGTTAGCGGTAGCACTTGAAGTGGGGTGAATAATGCAACCCCCCTCATGGTATTCGATCATACCAATGCGACCCATCAATACACCACCATTGATGTCGATTGAACTGATTCCAGTTGCTAGTGGAGCGTCAAAGAATATAGTCTTGCCGTCTAAGTCTATGGCTTCAAAAAAGAAGTCTTCAGGTGCGATATGTATAACGTCGCCTAAGCCACCAAAATACGGCGGGGCTGCTGCGGCTGCAATAGCGTCGGTGATATTAGCGTATTTATCATACTGGCTCCCGCGTGAGCCGTTAGCGGGGGTATTTGAAGTATCAACCCATAGTTCATTGGAGCTGTCTGATACACCGTTGCCATTAATATTACGATTAACAACCGACCAATGCGCGAGCAGCGTCGGGTTGTCGATGGTCGCTGTTAGCTCGTCACCGGGTTCAACATAAGCCCCTAAGAAATCACCAATCGTTGTGATGGTGTAAGTATCACCTTTCAGGATACCAGCCGCCACACCTGAGTCACCGAAGTCTAGGTCGGGGGTGTTGGTGATAGCGTTGTAACTACCTTTGTATTCTAATACACCAGCAGCCCGAGGAACGCCAATAAATACTTCGTCTTCAAATGCTAATACACTCATATTACTTCCTTGAGTTTACATGCATTAACAAGCCTGTGCCTGTAGCTGCATTGGTTATAAATGATCTTATCTTACATGGCTGATAGGAGAAGTTCTTTCCCTCAATAGCCCCCTCTGAAAAAGTAACTACACCAGCAGAGTCAGACATATCATTCCATGACAACCCGCCATCAATACTCAACTGACAGATGATGGTCGTTGGAGTTCCACCACCTTGCCATGTTCCTGTTACGCCCGGATCTGTTGGAGTATCCTGAATGGCTGGATCTGCGTTTGGTGTGCGAGGCAGATTCTGCGCTGCGAAGATCGGGGTGAATGTTATTGTTCCAGCTCCACCACCGAAGTCTACGTGTTCGGCACTTGCTCCTACGGCTTTTATGACTATTTTACTCATGTTTCGTTTTGGTTGTTAATTTAAAATTGTTTTGGTG